ATTTTAGCCTTTCCTAATCTTTCGTGTAAATCTTGTAAATATGAAACTATTGTTTTTCTGCATTTTTCAGGATTCTTTTCATACCAACAATCACCTAATTCTTTTTTAACTGCAATAATAGCTTTTTCCAAAGACATTATTTCACATTTTTTATAACATAATTTCTTATCTAAATCATTTTTAATAACGTTACATTTGTATAAACATTGATAATTTAATTTTGTAATTAGTTTGTAAATAACATATAATTCAGTAGTAGCCGGAACGGGCATGACAGCAGCAACCAATAAACCTCTTTCAATTTTTCTTCCCAATTTATCGAAGTCAAATTTTTTCTTTTCTAAAATTGAGCATAATTTAATCAATTTATTATCAGGAAGAATTTTGATAGTTTCAATTAATTGTTTCCTATCAAAGTTTGAAATAGATTTTTTGATTGTATCACTATTAAGTATAATGTCTAAAAGTACTCTTCTCAATTTACTATTCCTATTTTTTCTTTTTCATGTGAGTTAGTTGAACTAGATATTGTTGATACTTAGTTTGCCATTTAATTAATTCTTTAGAAAGTTTCTGTCTACATTTGATTGGATCTGAAGCACCAGAACATTTTCCTATATCTGATTTAATCTGTGATATTACTCGTTTTATTGCTTCCATTTTGCATGCAATTTGAGCTTGTTTGTTCCCAAGATTTTTTCTGATACAAGGATCAGAAAGTTTTCTGTAAAGATATAGACCTGCAACTGCAGCAATTGCACCTTTTACACCTCTACCACTAGCACCTTTAGAATACTTAGGAATAAATTTTGTTAATTTTCCAGTTCTTTTTAAAGTTTGTTTTCCTAATTCTTTAATTTGATTATCCACTTTCGCTAAATTTTGTTTAGCTTTTGCAACTTCAGAAGCATTTTGAGAAAAATTTATTGTTGCGTTTAATTTATCTTTTAATCCTTTTAAATTTGAAAGTTTTTTATTTATAATAGAATCTCCAACTCTTTTTGCAACGTAACCTCCGCCTATTGCAGCAGTCCCATATTTTGCAGTTTTTTTAGTTTTGGATTCAAACTCATTTTTCTGTTCTGTAGTTACTTCCATGCCATTCTTATTGAAAAGAAGACCAATAACTTTCTCATATTTCATTTCTTTAATTTTATCAAACAATAATGTTTTCTGAAAGAAAGAAAGTTTTTTATCTAAACTTTTACTCTCTTTCACTATGTTCATCAAAACTTCTTTGCAAGAAAGTTCAATTAATTTACTATCTTTATTCATGGTAGTATTTTATCCTCCCGTTAGGTTTAATTTTTTTCATTTCTTCAAATCTTTGTTTATTGCCCATAAAAGCAGCTTGTTTTGCTGCAACCATTTTCATGTCTTGATTTGTAACTTCTCCTGTCACTAGATTTAAATCACCTTTTATTAAATAAATTCTTCTACCTACAGTACTATATTCAACATCATAATTTATTTCTAAATTAGATTTAATATTAAATCCTTTTTTCTGAAGAATAATAATATATTTACCAGGAGAAGGATTATTTGATTTACATTTTAAAGATTCAACTTCAACAAATCTTTCACCAAAATATTCATACTCTCCTTCAATAGTTTGATCAATAATTTCCTCAGGAAGTTTTACTAATAGCTGTGATGCATATGTATCTTCTTCTTCAGTTAATTGCCCAATCAAAGCTAAATACATATATTTTTTAGGATCAACTGGAATAAAAAATAAGTGGGTATTATTCTTATGTTTCCTTATTAGTATTCCACTGTATTTTTTAACTACGCAATATCTAATGGTTCCATCCATAGTTTAGTAAGTCTCCACTGGTATATTTTTAATTTGTTCTAATTTTAAACGAAACTCATGTATGTATTTTCATCCATGTTTAAATTCATCTCGCTGTTATCACCTTCATAATTTGCAATTATTGAAGCATTAAAACCTTTTTTATTTTTAAGAAAAGATACAGTTATTTCATCAATATTTGCTCTATCATCATATGTAGTAATTGCTCTGTAAATTTCATTCTTAATACTATCTTGAGTTACTGAATCCGCCGGTTCAAAAATATACAAATATAAATCACTACCAAATTCCGGATCATGATCCATTGAACCCCTAGGTGTAATTAATATATTTCTCCATGATACTAAAATTGCATCCATATCAAATAACTTACTAAAATCTCCGCTTGGAGAAAGTTTAGAAGAAAAATCTAAAATTCTTCCAGATGAACCTATAGAAGTTGTTTTGAATTTATCTAATATGTTAGCCATGTTTTACCTTTTTTGTTTTTGAGAAGATCTAAATTTAGATTCCTGCTCCTTCATAATTTTTTGTCTTTCTTCTTCCAAATCTGCTTTCCATTTAATTAAATCATAGAAACGCTTAACAGGCATAAAAATAATATCATGATATGGAACCTTCATAAGTTCCATAAGTGAAAAGATATTCTCAGTTAAATTTTTTCTGTACAACGAGATTTCGTTATGAAGAGTACACCATGCGAAAAAAGTTTTCCACTAAATCAATATTTACAATATCCTCTGTTCCACAATGTTGACAAAATACCTGCATCTTTAAGGATGTTTCATATTTACCAAACTCTTCATTGAATCTTTCGTATATTTCTCTTTTGTCCTTCGCTGGTAAAGTTCTATATGCATCAATTATATCCAATCTCGCTGAGATAATTAAAGGTTCTATAGCTGCCTCAACATCCTGTTCAAATCTTTCAATAATTAATGTTTCAGTAATTATATCCATTGTAGATCCTGGTCTCGACGACATACTTTTAATTGCATTCATTTCATCTTCCAATGTCGGCTGTTTAATGTATGCTATCACTCCCTTTGATTTTGGAAGCTCAACTTTAACCCTTTTTGTCAATATGTCGTCACCTGGATAAGGATTAAAATTAAATGTATCAGATGCAGCAACAGTTACAGAAAAATCTTTTTTGCAATTCTTGCATTTGATATCATAATTTCTGATATCCTCATATGTAATGTGATAAAGACCATATAGTAATGTGTCTCGATCCTTTAATGTAACCAATTTTAAAAAGTCTTTGAATTCTGTAATAGTGTCTGGCTTCTTAACCAATGTTTCATAAATACATTTGTTTAAGTGTTCTGTTACCTTTGTAGGAGTCATTAATGACCCTTTTAATCTCTCCTCGTCTTGAACATTTAAAGTTCTTGTCGTAAATGATAAATGTGTTTGGGGAGTGATTACCTCGTATTCCGGATACTTTAAATTGAAACCTGTGAATGGCATTTTTTAAACTCCTTTCCTTTCGCTTTCTATTTTTTTAGTTATTCTTGTTACTATACAAAGAAATAATTAAATCTAACTAGTTTTTTAATTGATTATTTCGTAAAGGATTGACCTTTACCGGGTTATGTACAAACCCTGTATTGGATAGATTCTTTATGAAATCATCTCCAATTACTTTTTATTAATGGTTAAATGAATCATTAATATCAGAATTAATTAAACTATTAAAATGTTTGAATAATTCTTTTATCACTCATTTATAATAAGTGTATTCCCTCAGTTGTATTTAATATTTATTCTGAAAATTTTTAAGATCAGAAATAACTAAGGATCAGGATCAAACTATAATAATAAAAATTATTTTTAATTAAAATTAGGTATTATAATTTTGAACTGTTGGCTTTACTGAAGCAAACATTTCCGCCCAACTTTTGCATCTCTGAAGAACCCAAGGTTCTCTCCATGCGTAGTCAACATTGAATTCAATTTCAATATCCAACCTTCCTACCGTTTCAACATCACTACCGTATAAGTCAGCTGGATCCTTAGTTGGAAACATTCCATCATAACATGCAAAAAATTCTACTGTTTGAGCATCTGGCGCAGTTGTCCAGTAATACATTAAAGCAGAGTACTGAGATTTAGTGTAACCAGATCCATCATCCCCATCAATTAAATCAGTAACACCAGTTCTGTAATCACGCATTAATTTAAACCATCCAGAATAAATGTCAAGAAGTGGAGTTTTGTTGAATTCTAAGAATTTGATTGATACCGAGTTACCGTAATCGATGCTGCCAGGAACTGCAAATTTTACTCCACCCAATCCAGTAAATTCCACCTTGTTTAAAGTTCCACCAGGAGGTGTTACACTTAAACAAGAAGCAGCCAAAACATTCTGAATTTCTGATATATTTGAAAGTCCAGAGTTAAAAGATTTTGTATAATCCGCAAGCTTGGGTGGTAAATAATCAAACCATATAAAGTGATATCCGGTAAGATATGGGTCTGCAACTCCGGCTCTAGTACCCCCAAAGCGTCGTGTGAGGATGTT